AACACGAGAGCAAGCACAACCTCGTGAAGCTATACAAGAACAGCATGGTTGGAGAACAATAGACAACGAACAAGCAAATCAATTAGCCACAACACTTGGCTTGGCTAGTTGACACATCAATAAATATAATATATTATATAGACATCACTCGGTTATCTGGGTGGTGTCTTTTTTTTTAACCAACAAAGAGGAGTACTCATGGATAAAAAAGAAATAAGGCTTAACGCAGGCAAACGTAAGTCATTAGTTATAGACTTTCGTAGGCATTGTGAACAGATGGATTGTGATGAGAAATCTGATTACGAGCAGTCAGTTGTTAATGCTAAAGATACTATCGATTCATCTTTCAAAGTAATGAAAGAGGCAGTCGAAAGAAAGTATCAACTTGAAGATGTTGCAGAACTCCAACGACTTCAGAGAAAATATAATACTGTCAATGCGACTGGCAAAGACAGTTGTTTCTTTATGAATGTTGAAGGTGTAATGGAACTTGACCAATATGGAGATGAAGTAGAAAAGCGTAAGCATTTCTCTTTTCATCTTGATGGTGGTTATAATGGTAATAGTAATAGTAGATATAGTTCTTCTACTGCAAATCATGGTATGAACTTTGCTTATGCAATGTATCGTAATGATATGAAGAAGGTAGGACTAAATCCAGATTGCAATATTGAAGCTGAAATCACTTACGAAAAAGGTGCTGACAGATACGATAGACGTAGCAATCCTTGGCTAGCTACTGCTAGAAATGACAATGCACACTTCCTTGGTTGTCGTTCTCGTGCTATACCTTGTACTGAACTTGAGTTTGCTAAATTTGAAATGATGCACCATGCAAAGCAAGAAGTAGTCAAGCACCATACTGCTTGGATACAGATTGTTGTAGCAAGAGTTGATCGTTTCAAAGAGATAGTCAAAAGTATGACTAAATTTTCTCAAGTTGAAGAATTTGCTAAACAATTTGGTTGGGTTATTGCACCAGAGATATTAGCAGATAAAATGGGAATGGACTTGGTTATCTCTATTGATGACGCAGTTGATTCTATCATGAACATAGGTAAGAAAGCACCTACACTTGAGGAGAAGATCAAAGCAAGATTGTTGTATGAAGCTCAACAATCTTCTATGGCTTCCTAATAATCACACAGGGTTAGGCGAGAGATCGCCTAGCCTTTACATTCTAATCAAAAAATTATATAATAAACTATGACAGATTTTGTAAGAAAAGATTTAAAAATAGGTGGACATTCTTTTGTACTAGAGATATATACTGCCTCATTGGGTTCCCCAATAAAACCATCATCACTAGATGTACACCAAGATATTGCATGGGAGATATTCCCAGAAGATTATAGTGCGTGCCTATATGCTTTTAGTAATAAGAAAAGAATAGAGAATATTGTAAATAAAAAGTATTTACTAGACAAGAAAAAGATATGATAGTATATACTACCCTCCCCCAGAGTGCAGAATATCATAGCACATTTTTCAGAAAAAGTCAATGACGCAAAGAGTAAAAACCATTAGACAAATAGACGCAGATATGTTATGCTGTAAGTGTTATAAGCCTGCAGTTATTGTAGAACAAAAAATTTATTATTGTGCAGATTGCATGATAAAAAAACAAAAGGATAAAGATGAACATATTTCATTTACACAAAGACCCGAAGACATGTGCTAGATATCATTGTGATAAGCATGTTGTTAAGATGATACTTGAGACAGGTCAAATGTTATCTACTGCGTATCGTAGACATTTTGGAGACAATGATGACCTATACAAAACTGCCTACCCAAGACACCCAATGACAGTTTGGGTTGGTAATAGTGGTGGTAATTTTTCTTGGACAATAAAATTACTAGATTACCTATTACAAGAGTATGATTTTAGATTTAATCAAGACCCTAACAAAACAAAGATACATTCTACAATACATATATATAATTTTTTTATTACTAAACATAAGTATTGGCAAGACTTGACAGGTGATTTTACGAAGCCTCCATTGTGTATGCCAGATAAATACAAGTGTGATGATTATATTCAATCGTATCGTAAGTATTACATTGGAGACAAGAAACGATTTGCTAAATACACAGCAGTTGACTTTCCAGAATTTTTATGTTAAAGAAGTTATTATCAAAAATAAACGTATGGTCATTGTACTATCGGACAGAGATTGTTTGGTTTAGCATTGGCTTTATCATAGGAGCAATCATAATATGAAACTAAAAGACATTGAGAAAAAGATAGGGACACTATCTAATCCAAGTAAGATGCCCTCGTATGCTTGGGGTATACCTATTGAGTATTGCGATACAGGTATGAAGTTAGCAAAAGTAGATGGTACAATTTGTAAGAAGTGTTACGCTGGTAAAGGTTGTTATGTTTTTCCAGTTGTAAAAGCTATGTATGAAAAAAGATATCAAGCCATAGAAATGATAGAGTGGGTAGACTACATGGCAGAACTTATCACACAGAAGTACAAAAACCTAGATAAATCAAGGCTTTTTCACCGTTGGTTTGACTCTGGAGACATACAATCGTATTCGCATTTAATGAAAATATTTGAGGTGTGTGAACTTACACCACATATAAAACATTGGTTAGCCACTAAAGAATATAAAATCATAGACAAGATAGATGAGAAAGATGTACCAAAGAATTTATGTCTGCGTGTATCAGCTACAAAGATTGATGGAGCCATACCCAAGTTTTGGAAATGGACATCTGGTGTACACAGAGATAAGAAACCAATAGGTAGAGAATGCCCTGCTTACAAACAAGATGGTGAGTGTGGTAGTTGTCGTGCTTGTTGGAATAGAAATATAAAACAAGTAAGTTATAAGGAGCACTAATGATGGCATATGAAATAGGAGAGAAGATAGCCAACACCATACAAAAAGAATTAGATTGTAAGACAGAAGAACATTCTACTTATCTTGATGGTAAAGGTTTTCAATTTACAATTAAAATAAATGATAAATCATTTGCAGTAGACTTATGGGACGAGAGTATTATCTATGACATTTAAGTGGAGACACCCAAATTATTACAAGAAACTTAAGAAAAACAATTTGACAAAAGAGGACTTTTATGATAGAGGAGAACACAATGAAAAAATACAAAATAAGAATAATAGCTTATCAACACGAACTAAACGCAATCATACCATTCGAAACAGAACCAACGATTGAACAGTTACATTCTAAAATAATAGAATACCTAGATCATAAACTTTTTAAAATAGAAGAGAATGAATTTGTAGGACTTGAACATTGGTCAAGCACTAAAAAGAAAAAGGTTTATAGAGAAGATATTTATTATGAAGAAATAAAACCAGAGAGAGTTGTTCTTTGAATTATAAACAACAGTTGGCAGTTGTTCAAGGATTATCCATTCAGTCAGACACACAGACTAGAATGGATTGTCCTTTTTGCAATGGTAGAAATACATTCTCTGTAGATACTACAGATAATAAATTAGGTTGGTATTGTTTTCATGCTTCGTGTAGTGCTAAAGGTAAAAAAGAAGGAGAAAAAGATATGCAATATGTACAAAGAGTTTTTCATGGCAATCAAGACTTGCACATAGAAGACAGCGATTTTAAGATACCAGATAGTTTTCAATCAATATACTCAAATGAAAAAGCAATGCGTTGGCTATCCAATAATAATTGTTGGGAGTCTTGGTCTTGGGGTAGAGCAGATTTTAAATATGATGTGAAACAAGACAGAGTAGTATTCCTGGTTAAGAATAGAATATCACATAAGATAGTTGGTGCAGTAGGTAGAGCACTAAATAAAAATGAGTTTCCTAAATGGTTTATGTATGGCAACAAAGATGTGCCATTTAAATGTGGTGAGTGTGAAGACTCTGTAATTGTAGAGGACTGTCCATCTGCGTGTGCAGTATCAAATATACTAACTGGTATTGCAATCATGGGTACAAAATTAAAAGAAGTACAGAAGTCACACTTGAAACCATATAAAAATTTATATATATGTCTAGACAGAGATGCTACAACAAAAGCATATGACATGGCAAAAGATTTAAGATCATCTGGGTTTGAGAATGTAATTGTTAAACCATTAGAAGATGACTTAAAATATTATAACACAGA